TTTCTAGGTAATCAGTGAAACGAGCACGAGTATCACCAGCAGCCTTTAAGTACCAGTAGTAACCATTTTGCCCTTCTTCACCAGAAACCTCAACCCAACCAACTTGCGCTGCATCAGATCCTGAAACTTCAAACATATCCTTAATAATAACTGGTTTGTTATCGTATACGTTGAATACAGGCTTGTTAGAACGAACTTTATTAGTTGTACCTTTACCCCATTCAGAGCCAAACACTAGTATTTTACAAGTGTTGTCGTCGTCAACGAAACCTGCGTCAGATAGATTTGTGTAACCATAAGGGTGCACATCGATTGAATTTGATGCACTAGCCGCTGTATGTACGCGTGCTGTAACAGTTTGTCCACCACCTGCGATTAGTACCATATCACCAACATTGATACCATGGTCTGTAGTTTGAGTAACGCCATCCATAGTCTTAGTGATAGTAATTGTACTAGCGGCTGCTGATGTCATATCACACTCATAAGCTAGGTGTAACCTACCTTGTTCTGACCAGATAACCTGATCAGCTGACATAGCTTCCTCAGCACTAACTTGAGATAAAAAACCTGAGATAGTTCTCTTTCCGAAAACCTCAGCTTCTTTTGCTACCAAGTCAGGTAAGTACTGCTGTGCCCATCCATTTGTTTGGATGTCTAAGTAATTCTCCGCTCCGATGACTCTTTGAGTATAGTCTTTACCGGATGGAGTGTAACTTCCAATTGCCATTTTTAATTGTTTTTAAAATTGTTATTTTTTTCCTTTAATTTTGAACTTAAAAGAATCAGTATCGTCACCTAACACTCTAACTTTAACACCACCAACAGTCGTTTCTTTATGTGAACTTCTTGGGTCCATATCAATATTCTTCGACTCTTTAGCACTTTGCTTTAAAGCATCTGCTCGGCCTTGTTCGTAAAAGTGATTAGCAACAGCGTCAGCATTCATAGCCGTGTATAAACCTTTATGGTAACCCTTAGCGTCCTTCATCGTGTTATCTTCATTGAGAAACTTTCTCACAAAATTATTGATGTCACCTTGAGTTTCTTTAACTTGGCTCGCGTCCTTGACATTAAACCTAAACCTTTTATCTCCGACGTTGTATTCAAAACCTTTGAACTTGTCGTTAAATAATCGCTCTGTTTGTTTGTCAAAAACGTTTTTCTGACGAGTCGTCAATTTCTGTGCTTGCTCTGACTCTTTATTGTATCGATTGAAGAAATCTATAGCTTTCTGCTGCTCACCCGTGAGCTTGCTTCCGGCTTTGATATCTTCGTAGTATTTAGACTTTTGCCCGTCTAAGTAGGTCTTGGCCTCTGCAACTTGCTCTTTGAGGTCCAATGTTTTTCTTTTAATATCTCTGTCTTCATCTAGATCTTCATCGTATGAAAAGCGATCATCAATAAGAAAATCGATTTCATCTGGCGCTAGATGAGGTTTAGTTCTTGTGTAATATTCACGTAACACTTCGGTATCATTTAAGTCGCTAGTGTCACGGTTTAGTTTTATATAATCTTCTAAATCACCGCCAGTCTCCTCCATAAAGTCCATTAACTTCTGGATATTCTCTGGTATTGGTTTACCAGTTTGCTCCGATTCCTCCAAAGCTTCTACAACCTCTTCTTCAGTTATAGTCTCTTCGTCAGTGATTTCCTCTAGTACTGGTACTTCTTCTTGTACTTCTCCTTCCGGTTGTACTTCGTCTTCACTTTGTGCGGTTGCGGTGTCTTCATCGCTTCCAACCACTCCTGTGTCGTCAGCGTTACTTTCTTCAGTTTCATTATTTGGTGGTTTTGATAAATCTACTTTAAAAACGTCATCATCGTCTTTACTGTCAAATTTTTCTAAATCAAGTTCAGGTTGCTCTTCGGCAACCTCTTCTACTTGTGGTGTTTCATTTTCAACTTCGTTGATTACCTCTTCGAGGTCTGTTTGATTGTTTTCCATAATATAAAATATAAGTTATTATTTAGGGCCAAAAGCTTCTAAACTAAAGCCTTCTCCCATAGTATCATTACCTGCAGATTCAAAGGATTTAGCAGGCGCATTACCTTTTCTTTGTTCGATCATTTCGCTTTGTTGCGAAGCTTGTATTTTTGTTCTCTCATCTTTACGGTCTTCTCTTGAGGTTTCTCGCTGTTGGAGATTTTGAGAGTCTGCGCCACGTAGTTTCATGTTGTACTCAAATTCCAAAGCCATTAATTCTTTTTTAGCCATCATCTCTTGTTCCATTCTTTGACTTTCAAGCTGAGCTTTAGTTTGCTCTAATTGAATTTGCGATTGAGTAACAGCTTGATTTTTCTGCAACTCTACTTGAGCGGCTTGTTGAGCTGCTTGAGCGTTAGATTGGGTTTGAGCTTGGATATTCTCCATCTGCGCTTGACGGTCTCTTTCCATTTTTCGTTTTCTACGAATCTTCAATAACTGGTTAGCTAATCTCACGCTTTTTATTTCACGTAAATCTATAGCATCTTCAAGATCAATATTTTGCTGTTGAATAGCCATTTGTATATTGTTCTCTAGCATCTGCCTCTCCTCCTCGTCAGGTTCAAGTTCTATAAATATTCCGAAGTCGTATAAGTATAATTCTTTTATCTCATCTAACGTAGCAACATTACTAGCGCCTATAGCTTGTATAAAAGCATCTTTTGTAGGAGAATATTCTAAAATATCAGATATTCTTAACGATAATTTTTCAGCTGTCTCAGAGGTTAAAAACAATCCGGCCTGAAGTATATGCCTAGTAGCTGTGTTAGAATTAGCGGCCGCTAGCTTTTGAACACCTACCAGAGCGTTCTTATCTGGCATACTACCATCACGAGCTTCATTTAATCCCGTTACGTCACGGATCATTTGCAAGTAATAATTGTAAGTCTGTATCAATGATTGCAGTTTGGCACCTTTAGCACTTGACTGTATTTCTTGAATAGGCACTTTGCCAGGATTCATATCGCCTTCTGATGTAAAGCTTCTGCCAATCACACTACCAGTTTGGAAGAACATATTAAGCGCTTCCTGCGGATTGTAGTTTGTGCCGTTACCTAAATCAACTTCAGCAAGACCATCAGCATCGAGATAAACACCATCTGGTACCATCTTAGCCATGACTTGCTGTAACTTTAAGTGGGTTAGCTGGATCATATCTGCAAAACCAGTGATTCTACCAACCAGACTTTCAATCCTACCATCGTAAACTCTAGGAGCAACGATGCTATAATTCATTTTGACTTTGTTGAAATCACTCTTTGAGCGAATCATGTTTTTAGCTAACTCCCATTTTAATATCTTACCACAACCTAGTACATACACACCATCATATAAGACCTCTAGCTTCTTAGCTGTTCTTGTGTAATCTCCATTCTTTTCTTTAGGTGGGTTAAATCTATCAGTTTTCTTTATCGCCTTATCTCCACCGCTACTTGTTTTCTTTACCTTGTATACTTCGTTATTATATGTTTTATAGTTGAAGTAAAGAACACTGATTATGTTTTTATCTCTATGTCGGTTACGAGATCTATTACTGTAGGTATCGATATCGTTGTTTTTACTAATAATTTCTTCGATATCCGCTTGTGATAAATCAGGGAATTCTCGTACTAGTTCGTTTATTGGTAGAGACTTTACTTCTCCAGCATAATATATATCTTCAAAGTGCGGTGAATCGGTATGAGAATAAACGAGATTAGCTGGATCTACGTAAGAAACAACTGCGCCCTCGCTCTTATTAAACTCTGTTTTAGTAGCACCAATACCTATAGTAGCTATATCATAATATAATCTCTTTTGAGTTAAGTCGTAACTATTTCCTTTTAATATAGTGGTGATTGCTTGCTCTTCTGCTAACTCTATACTTTGCTTATAAGTAAGCTGCATATGTATCTCAAGCTCTTCAGTAGTCTCAGGCAATTCTTTTTCGTCACTTGCCGTGGTGTCCATTCCAAACTCTTGCATAACCTGTTGGTTATACTGCTTCATCTCCATGTCGCTAAGTATGTCTTTCATATACTGCGTTCTTTCTTCAACGCCATTAGGCGACTGCGAATGTGCTTTTACGTCATATAGTCTTTCAGATATACCATTAACTACAATGTCTACGAACTTTGGTATTATTGGTACTGGTGTCCAATCTAAATTAAGATAAGATAAATCACCGTTAATTGATAATTCATCTTTATATTTCTGTATAGACTGTTCTCCACGAGCGTATAATCTAAGCTTATGGAAATTGTTTATATTAGTAAGATATCTAGCACCACTCGTCTCTCTACTAAACCATTCTGTATGGATAGCTCTTGCTATCTTCTCACCATACTCAATAGAGTTCTTTTCGTCATCACCGACATCTTGCCTAGGAAAATTAACATGTACTGACTCAGCCATATTTCTTATTTATTATTTGGGAATTCATACCCTTGTTATCATATCTCGAGATTGTTAGGTTTACTGGTTTTCTTTCTACTTTGGCATTAGGCGCATATAAGTGTCTATTGCAAGCCATGATAGCTAAACCCGAGCTTATAG